TTAGTGAAAATTTTAGAAATACTCTTAAAAATTTAGTAATTACAGGTGATAAAAAAAATCATAGATTTTTTTCTACAAAAAAAAATGATGGCACTATTTTAGATAGAATCTTTATTGTGGATCTTCAACAATTAATATCAGAACCATACGTAGAGTATGATTATACTCCAAGATTTGACGTGGATATTTACTGTATCAAAATTTTTGATTATAAATTTGAGGTAAGCGATGAATAAAATTGCAATAAAAGATTGCGATATCGTATTTTTGAGCTATGATGAGCCCAATTGTGAAAAAAATTATGCAGCGCTCAAACAAATAGTCCCATGGACCAAACGAGTGCATGGCATACATGGATCAGATGCCGCACACAAAGCCTGTGCTGCTGTGTCTGACACAGAATATTTTTTAACTGTGGATGGTGACACACAAATTGATCCAAAAATATTAGATGTAATACTGGATTTGGATGCGATGGGCATGGACTCAAACTGGATATTCAGCTGGTGTGGACACATCAACGTGAACGGACTGAAATATGGCAATGGCAGTCTCAAATTGTGGACTAGAAAATTTGTGAATGAAATGAAAACACATGAAAATTACTCTGGTGCAGACAACAACGAAATAGAATTTTGTTATTTTAATAACTTGTATCAATTTAATGAAAATTACAGCACCAGTTACATCAACAGCACACCCAAACAAGCATGGAGAGCTGGTTTTAGAGAAGGAGTAAAAATGAGTTTAAATAAAAATTCTAGAGTAAAACACATCAATGAACTGTGGTGGCAGAATTATCATAGATTGTTGGTCTGGATGACTGTGGGTCAGGATGTGGAAAATGGCATTTGGGCCATTGCTGGGGCTAGAGAAGGCTGTCGTAGAGTGCTTTGCAGTACATGGGATTATACACAGGTTAGAGATTTTAAAATTTTAGAAAAATCATGGTTAGCTTTTAGTAACAATAACACTTGTGATGAAAAAGATGCTAGAAAAAAAAGCATAATCCTGGCTAAAGAAATAAAAAATCGTTATGAAATGGACTTTCCCATAGAACCTTTTGACATTGATAGCAGCAAATTTTTTAAAAAATTGTACGTGAACACTCCTCGCACAATTAGAAAGACCATATAATGTACGATATTTTTTTTATCAGTTACAATGAACCTAATGCTGACAAAAATTATCAGCATTTAAAAGAAAGATTTCCTCTAGTGCAAAGAGTGCATGGTGTAAAAGGTATCCAACAAGCTCATGTAAGGGCTGCAACACTTTCTTTGACTAAAATGTTTTGGGTGGTTGATGCAGATGCAATTGTAAAACCAAGTTTTTGTTTTGATTATGCGCCAGATCAATATAATCAAGAGGTGGTACACGTGTGGAGAAGTAAAAATCCCATTAATGAATTAGAATATGGTTATGGAGGAGTAAAATTATTGCCCAAAAGACTTACTATGCAAATGAATGTCAACAATATTGATATGACCACCAGTATCACTGACAGATTCAAAGCAATGTTGGATGTTTCTAACACTACTTGTTTCAACACAGATCCGTTCAATACATGGAAAAGTGCTTTTAGAGAGTGCGTCAAACTTAGCAGCAAGGTGATTGATCGTCAAGTGGACAAAGAAACTGAAAAAAGATTGTTGATTTGGTGCACAGTGGGTGCAGATCAGCCATTTGGAGAGTATGCCATGGCAGGGGCACTGGCAGGCAGAGTGTATGGCGCAGACAACAGAGGCAACACAGATGCTTTGAGAATGATCAACAACTTTGAATGGTTACGATTGACATTTGTGGGACAATTTCCACACATGGAGAAAGAAATATTATGATAGATTCTAACATTCCATTTGATCGCATCACAAACTTTGGTCAACGCACCATGCTGAACAGCAAGTTATTTTCTGTGAGTTGGATTTTGGCTCGTTTCTGCAACTATGATTGCTCTTACTGCTGGCCTTATGCCAAAAGTAAACAGAAAGATCACAGACCATTGGCTGTTTACACAGCAGTGGTGGATGAAATCAAACGTCAAGCTAGACTGAATGGATTCACAGACTATCATTTTAGTTTTTCAGGTGGAGAACCCACTGCCTACAAAGATTTTTTACAATTGGTACAGCACTACAGTGCTGATTCTGCTCCAGAATATCAGAGTATTCACATGACCACCAATCTAAGTCCTTCAGAAAAATGGTGGGAAAGATGGTTGGAAGCCACAAAAACATTGAACCGTCGCAGCATCACTGCCAGTTTTCATGCTGAATTTGCTGATGAACAAAAATTTGGAGATAAAATATTACTGTTGATGAAAAACAATGTGTTTGTCACAATTAATCAAGTGATGGTGCCTAATAGATTCACAGAATACTATGACAGATGCGCAAGATTTAATTCCAGAGGCATCAATGTCACACTGAAACCACAGAGTGATCCTACAGCCAGTCATGTGGTGGAAGGTTATACTCCGGATCAATTGAACACTTTGCAAACAGGTTTTCCTCAACGCATACAAGAAGGTGAAAATTACAAAAATTTATTTCAAATTGAGATGCAGGATGCGCAAGGCAACAAGTATTACATGGATCAAGCAGAGAGATTCAATGCTTTTGGTTTTAATAAATTCCAAGGATGGCATTGTAATGCTGGATATCAAAGTTGTATCATTAGAGAACCAGGCGGAGAAGTCAAACGCAGTTACAGTTGTCATGATGAACCACTGGGCAGCATAGAACAAGGATTTAAACTGTTTGATAAACCAAGAATTTGCATCACTCCCACTTGTGTGAGTTCAGCAGACTCAAAAATACCCAAGGCTCGAAATGCTTAATACAACATTTGAAAAAATTAAAAAAAATATTTTTTTATACAATAGTTCTGACACAAACAAATTATGGCAAGCAACTGACAGCAAAGAAAATTTTGAAAAAAATAAAAAAAAATTAGGAGATTCTTGGCATTATGCTAATAAACAAGTTAATTATAATTTTAACAGTGATGGATATAGAACTGAAGAATTTAACAACATTGATTGGGCAAAATCTGTTGTAATGTTTGGATGTTCATTGGTTTTTGGCGTAGGTTTGGCCGAAGATGAAACCATATCTTATCAATTATCAAAAATTTTAAAAAAAAATGTTATCAACATGGGAGCGGCAGGGTCAAGCGTGGAGTTTAATCTTTATAATAATTTAATTTTAAAAAAAGGATATCCCACCCCTTTAGCAGTAGTTAATCTTTGGACAAATATAGAAAGAATGACACAATACAAACCATACAGTATATTAGATTTAGGAGAATGGAATCTTAAACAAAATAAATTGAATAGATTTAAAAATTTTATATTAAATGATGTCGTAGAAAATGATCAAACTTGCTCAATCAACGGTTATTTTGACATGTTAATAGCTAAACTGCTATGGGAAAGCAGTCAAATAAAATACTACGAAGCGTCTTTTTTTGAAAACACAGCAAAAATACACAATATTGATTTTTTATCAACACAGGTAGTAGATCAAGCAAGAGATTGTTTGCATTGCGGACCTAAAACAGCCAAGTTAACAGCAGAATTCATAGCGGAAAAATTAAATGTATAAAATAGAACACATAACATCAATTCATTTTGAAGTGACTTCTAAATGTCAAGCACGTTGTCCTATGTGTCCTAGAAGAGTGAATGGGGGACCATTAAATCCAAACATACATTTGGTAGAAATAGATCTAGAAACATTTAAAAAATGGTTCAGTGTTGGATTTATAAAACAATTAAAAGAATTTATGATGTGTGGAAATCTAGGAGATCCTATTATTGCCAAAGACACTTTAGAAATATATCAATATTTAAGAAAAATTAATCCTAATATAAATTTATCCATGCACACCAACGGCAGTGCTAGAGACACTGAGTGGTGGAAGAGATTGGCACAATTAAAGGTAATAGTCACGTTTGGTCTAGATGGGTTAGCAGACACTCATAGTCTGTATAGAATTTCCACAGATTTCAATAAGATTATTGAAAATGCTCAAGCATTTATAAAATCTGGGGGATTTGCCAAATGGCACATGCTGGTGTTTGCTCACAATGAACAACAAATTGAACAATGCAGAACAATGTCTAAAGAATTAGGATTTCAGGATTTTCAAATCAAACATACCACAAGATTTAGAGATGGTTTGTTAAATGTGTTGGATGATGAAGGACGTACCACTCATATTTTATATCCCACAGAGAAAAGCAAACAAATGATATCTAATGTGAAAAAAGCACAAAGTGAATCGATACCAAACATTTCTTGTAAAGCAAAAGAAAATAGTCAATTATATATCAGTGCCATAGGCACTGTTACTCCTTGTTGCTGGTTAGACCAAGAATGGTATCCAACCTTTGCAATCAGCAGAATAGATTACATGGATAAAATAGGACATTGGCCCAATCTAAACAAACAATCACTGACAGAGATATTTGACAGTGGGTATTTTGATTTAATATCCAGTTGTTGGAACAAAAATGGACTGAAAGAATGCAGCAAACAGTGTGGAAGTTTTGATAAACTCAATGAACAATTTGTAGAAAGACATGAAAATTAACATACAAGACATAAAATTTTGGATGGATGCAATTCGCAACAGTGAAGACAAAGATCGTATACTGGAAAGTTTTTGGGGCGGTCAATTAAAAAGCAAAGAAATGTTAATAAAGCATTTATATCGTCTGTGTGACTGTGTTAAAACATACAATATTGTTATACATGGTGGGTGGAATGGAGTGCTTGCATCAATGTTGTTTAACAGTCACCTTGACATAGGGCACATTACATCTGTTGACATAGATCCAACTGTTGAGGAAACTGCTAGAACTATGAATAAGAACCAAGAAATGCAAGGTAAATTTACTGCTCGCACAGCAGATATGTGTACAGATAAGTACAGTGCAGACATAGTGATTAATACAAGTTGTGAACATTTAGACAAAGTCAAATTAAAACAATGGTTTGATAACATACCCCATGGTACCATGTATGTTATGCAAAGCAATAATTATTTTGGACTAAAAGAACACGTAAATTGTGTGAACAGCACTGAAGAACTTGCTGAGTCGGTTGGTGCTAAAAATTATAATATAGAGGAAATTGTGTTACCTAAATACACAAGGTACATGATCAGTGGAGTGAAATGAACTACGAAACCATAACTCAATACGGAAACTTTATAGAGCTAGATGTAACAACTGACGCAGACACATTAGTTAGTTGGGCAAACAATTTTGAATGGGTAAAATATAATCCTCGCAAAGATGTGAACAGATGGGGATTAAGTATTACAAGCCTTGATGGAAAATTAAATGGTGTGCCTGATTTAGATAGTTTGTATGAGTATAACAAAGAAAATAATACAAATTATAAAGAAAAAGATTTTATTGTGCCAACACCTGTATTGAACCAACAAATACATGACATACTTTTGCCTTGGCAAGGACATTACTATAGGACACATTTTTTAAAATTCGGTCCGGGTGGATTCTTTCCGCCACACAGAGATTGGAATTATCATTTAGGAATTCCAGATGGATTTAGATTAATTATGCCTTTGCGTAATGTAAATCCTCCTTCATTTAATTTTGTACTTGAAGACAAACTGCTGCATTGGGAAACGGGCAGAATGTATTTTTTAGATACCCAACGCATGCATTATTTGTTTAATAGTAGTTTTGCCGATAGTTACTGGATGGTAGTAAATGTTGCAATCAACGACGATGCCATTACGAAAACATTAGAGAGGTTTAATCAAAAGTAATGTTAAACTACCGATTTGAAAGGATCGAACATGAGTAAAACGTTTTGTCCTTTGCCGTGGATACATTTAGCAACACGGCCCAATGGTGATGTTAGAGTTTGTTGTACTGCTAATGCCAGTGGTGCAGGTATTGAAGATAATAAAACAGCAGGTCTTGTAAAACAAGACGGTGTCGCTATGAACCTGCGTGATCACACCATAGAAGAAGTATGGAACAGTGAACACATGCGCAGAACAAGATTGCAACTATTGAATAATGAAATACCAGAAAGTTGCCGCAAATGTTTTCATGAAGAATCAAAAGGAATTATCAGCAAACGTCAATGGGAAACTGAAGTATGGAACAAGCGTTTAGATATTGATAGTATCGTGTCAAAAACAGATGAACAAGGCAATATTCCTGTTGACATTCCTTATTTTGATTTGCGTTTGGGTAATGTGTGTAATTTAAAATGTGTGATGTGTTCTCCACACGATAGCTCAAGTTGGATCAAAGAGTGGAAGTTACTGTATACAAAATACACCAATGAAGATTTAAAACTTGATCAAAGTTGGGACGAAAACTTTGATTACACTTGGTATAAAAAAGGCACGTTCTTAGACAGTATGAAAGCACAGGCAAAGTATATCAAAGAATTATATTTTGCAGGTGGCGAACCTTTAATGATTCCTGAACATTATAATATCTTACAGTTTATGGTTGACGAAGGTTATGCCAAAGACTGTTGTGTGCGTTATAATTCAAATGGCACTGTGTTAGAAGATAGATTGTTTGTGCTATGGTCAAACTTTAAAGAAGTAACATTTAATTTTAGTATCGATGCATACAGTGAAAAGAATAATTATATACGATATCCAAGTGAATGGAACACTATTGAAAAGAATTTAAAAATATTAGATGAAAGTGAAACTAATATAAGAATTAATATTGCATCAGCAGTACAATTATTAAATGCACCGTATCTTGACGAGTTAGCAGATTGGAAAGCAAGTCAACATTTTAACAAAGTGAACTGCATGCCATTTGGCGGCGGACTTATTAGTACGCATCTTGTTTATTTTCCAAGTTATCTTAATGTAAGAGTCCTGCCAAAGGAGCTTAAACAATTTACAAAACAAAGAATAGAAAGTTTTATAGATAGACAAAAGTTTAATACAGAATGGATTCGTAGTCCCATGGGTAAGCGTAGATGGGAAGGACTTATAGATTATATGATGGCAGAAGATTGGACAAACAAATTGCCTCAACTTAAAGACTACTTAGAAACTCTTGATAAATCAAGAGGCACAAACTTTAGAAAAACGTTTCCTGAATTAGGAGAATATATCTTATGAATACTGCTATGAAATATGTGATTACAGGTCATGGATCTGGCGTTGGTAAATCCATATTTGACTATTATAGTAAACAACCTAATGTTTATTGTGTTGGGTATGATGTATCAAATAATTTAGATTTAAGTAATTCAAAAGTACATGCTGAATTCATAGAAGATTGTAAAGATGCTTCGGTTATCGTGTTAAATGCACCAGGCGAACAACATAGTTCTTTAACAACTCTTTATAATCTTTATATACAACAATCAAAACACATAATCCTGATAGGGTCGATGGTGAGTAAAATATGGAAAACTCTACAAGAAGTTCCTAAAGGTTTTGAAAATTACTGGCTACAAAAAGTATTACTTGATAAAACCGTAGAAGAGTTATGTCATACAAATAGTGCTTTAGAACTTCACTCTTCACTTAAAATTAGTGTTATTCGTCCAGCTTGGATTGACACTCCACTGGCCAAAAATTACACAGGAAAAAAATTAACAGTAGATTCTGTTTTAAATGCAGTAAAATTTGTGATTGAAAATAAAAATATTCATATAACAAACATGGAATTACAATGTACGAATTAAGAAACACTGCTGATATGCATTTGGCAACTAAAATCGCAGATAGTTTTGTTGAACGTTTTAACGACGTTGAAAAAACATATAACCAGCTATTGAATAAAACAAAACACTATCCTGATGGTAAAATTTACAAAGGAGATTGGCTATTAATTCCTCTCAAAACAACCTATAAGAAAGACGGAGTAACACATAGACTCTTATCATTTGATACATGTATTAACGATTTATTAAATCAAGATATGGTTGTAAGTGCAGCTTTTTCAATATTTAAACCTGGTGTAGAAATTACTCCACACAAAGGACACAAAGGATTCGCAGAAAAAATTTATACTGCACATATCTGTATCTATGAAGCAAAAAACAGTGCATTAATTGTAGGTAACAAAAAATATGAATGGAAAAGAGGACAAAGATTTCTGTTTGATGACACTGTGGAACATACAGCATACAATAGAGGTAAAGACACAAGGGTAGTGTTATTAATGGACATAGCAAGAGATCCAAACGACATTCCTGTGTTTAGCAAAAATATGATTGAAGCATACTTATGAAGTTAGAATACAAAAATAAAAATATGCAAGACTGGTTTCTTGTAAGTTGGACACTTTCAAACAAGTGTAACTATCGTTGTGAATATTGTCCTGATATATTACACAATGGAACTACTGGCCAACCTCAATGGGAGACAGTAAAACGTTTTGTTGAAAATTTTTCTGTAAACAAAACTATTTGTTATAGGCTAAGCGGAGGTGAACCTACCTATTGGAAACATTTTATTGATCTTGCAAAACTTGTGAAACAACAAGGACATTTCTTTAGTTTTGTAACCAATGGAAGTCAGCGTGTAGAGTATTACAAAGAAATTAGTAATTACACCGACGGTTTTATGATTTCATATCATCCGCAGTATGCAGATGTGGATCATTTTATCGACATTGCCAATAATGCTGATTGTCCTATTGCAATTAATCTGATGCTGGTGCCAGAAAAATTCGATGAATTATGTAAAATAGCAGAAAGACTTTATAACGGAAGTGCAAATCTAACTGTAGAGCCAAAAGTCATTGTTGATAAAACAAGCGGTGAGTTTATAACCAATGATGTTTCAATGTACACAGAAGAACAGCAAAAAGTTATTGCTAAATGGCAGTACCAACGTAAATTAAATTTTAATAATTTACATAGAGGTGATATAATTATAAATGAAGAAGAATATGAAGGTCATGAAATCATACTGCAGGGCAAAAATAAATTTTCAGGTTGGAGATGTTGGGCAGGTATTGATGGTGTAAATATTGACATGTGGGGGAACCTGTATAGAGCAGATTGTCAATATGGTGGTGCATTAGGAAATCTTGAAAGATACAAGTTACCTGAAAAGGAGATAATTTGCGGCAAGACTGTATGCAGTTGTCTAAGCGATATATACATTAGGAAAGAACAATGAAAATAATAGTCACAGGAAATCCCAATTATGAAGGACTATGCAAAGGCATAAAACAAGTCTTTGGTCCCAATGTAGAATTTATTGGTCGTTGGAATGGATGGGATCTTACTGACTTAGACGCAGTTGCAGATTATGTAAAAGATTTTGATATTTTCATCAACAGCCAATATGGTTCTAATGGGGAACAAATTGGTTTACTCAAAAAAGTATGTGCTATTTTTAAAGGCAAACATATTATTAACATAAGCAGCACAAGTGCTTACTGGGCAAACGTAAGTGATACAACTAAACTTTTAGATCAACCTGAAGGCTTTACAAAGTTTGATGCAGAAAATTATGTCAAAAACAAAACTGCTTTAGATGAAGCATCAAAAGAACTTTGTAAGAACACTTGTTGGGGCACAAACAAAATTAGAATAAGCAATATTGCATACGGACAACTTGCTTCTAAATATCAACTACTAAGAAATAATGTTAATAAAATAAGTTTAACACAAGCAGCAAACATAGTCAAATGGGTAATTGATAGTCCTGATAACTTAAATGTGCATTATGTAAGTGTGGATCCTATACAAAGAGATCAGTAAATTCCGGACAATAATTCAATACATTAGTATTTCTAATACCATCCAAGTCGCGTGTAAAGTTAACAAACTTGTCTATGTGTTTGCCTAACAATACGTCTTGTGTATAATCAATGTTAGGCAATTTATAATCTATTGCATTTAATATATTGTTAGGCAGTATTCTTGGATTTAGGTAGGCAGGTTGTGCTACTACATTGTTAAAGTATATGCTCCAATGATCCTGTTTAACATTGTCATACCAACTTTGTATTTTACCAAGATGTGCAATATTATATGCCATCACTGTAACAGAAATAATAGTTCTATCAAAGTTGTAGTGTTTTAGATTCTGATTCAGTTGTGCAAATGTAAAATTATTGCCTCCACGTATGTATTCATATAATCCGTCAACGCCTTCTACGCTCACAGTCCATTTGGTGTGTCCATATTGTTTTGCAAGTGCGTGAACTTCTTCATCTACAATAGTACCGTTGGTGGTCCAGTCCAGTGTGACGTTTTTAGCAATGCCCAAGTCAATAAACTTTTTAAGAATAATTTTGTTTGCGGGTTCCATATAAGGTTCTCCACCTTTGATGCTTAGGTAACGTAGATTCATAAACGGTGTGGGATCTTCAAACAGTCGCTCTACGATCTGTTCACTTTTATTTGTGTAGCCAAATTCTGCATCATTAATTCTACGCAAATATGGATTACCGTTTTGTGCAAGTTTAAGATCATCCTTTACCCAAGCACTGGAATTGACTCCATCACACATACGACATTTCAAATTACATATATTGCTCATATTAAATTCCAAAAACATAATGTCGTGAAAGTTTTTGGAATAGTCGTAATTGGTTCCTTCAAGCATAGGATTCAAAATATCGCGGAAGAACAAGCGTCTGCTATGACCCACTGTAGACTCTTTTAATTGACATTGTTCACACTCGGGTGGCAACTGACCCTTGCGGATGGAATCCTTTGTGTATGACGCTGTAAATCCGTTTAAGATGGTGTTTAAAGATGATTCTAGTACGTTGCCATAACGTTTTGTGTACACTGGATCGGGCACCACATCGCCATTAAAGCGTACCAAAATACTATGCCAAGGTGCGTAACATTTCATTGTATATTCTCAATTATTTTGGAAAAAGGTTCAGTAAATCCACCAATTTGGAAATGGAGTCTTTGATGCAGGTTTTCTTCAGCACCATGTTTGGTTTTAGTATCAATCAGTGTAGGACCTTCATACAAATATTTGTCTAATACATTATTGCTTTCATCATACCAAACTATAGGAGTATCTACTCCTCTTAATGGAATAGTAAATGCCGCTGTGCGTTTATCCACGTGTGGTGCCAGCGACCCTTCAATTATAAAATATTGAGCACAATTATACACGTCATCTATATTCCTTTTAAGAATATTTGAAAGATCTGTGAATATTTTTAAATGTCTATAGTTTTCGGGAAGATTTTTGTAGTATAAACTTTTAATAATATGATTTTCCGAAACGTCTCGTTCTGCTACACTTTTGTACGTAATATAACGGCCATTATGACCTGTAAAGCCATCCTGTGCAAGATGCATATACTTGTCAGCAATATCTATAAGTTGCTGTTTATCGTATTCTAAATTAATTTTTTGATAGTACTTCATTTAATTTATCTCCAAATGCTGATTTAAGGTTGCTGTGTAATTTTTCAAACACATCTGTAGGCTGATACACACCAACATTGTCCCAATCAACCATTTCTATTCTATCACCGTCTATAATAATATTGCTCAACACCCAGTCACAGTGGGCATAAGGTTTAGTTTCTTCTATATTTTTTAAACAAAAATTATAAATCTTTTCTATAAACGCATCTGTGTGTTCAAATGTGTTTGCAGGTATACCTGGGATGATTCTTAAATCTAAAAACATACGCCCGTCACCACAGCCGCTATTAAGGATATATCCTGGCAGTATCTCTTCCATAATTTCTAAATGTTTTTTGAAATAGTTACGATCTTCAAAAAGCCATTCTTTTCTGTAAAAGTCAAGACCTTTATACACACGTCTACTTTTTTCTTTATTTGTTTTAATTAATTCCATAAGCCTTTGCTACCTCAGGAATATATTCCTTTAAACTACATCCTCTTTGTTTGTCAAATATCATAGTCCATTTTTTAAATGCTTCTTGTTGCCCAATATCAGTTTTTTGATCAACCCAATACCTAAACTTTGTTGGACAGTATTTTTTTATTTCATCCGGAGCATTTTTTGTGTTAAAATGTTCTGGTTTCATTAATAAATTATCAAAAAAGTCAAATCCATGTTTTTTGCACCAGTCTATAATTTTTTCATAATGATGCAAATTTAACACCTGTATTGTAGGACCAAGACTTTTATATTTTACTATCTCTGCCCATTTAAGTACATTAGTTTCTACTTCTTTCCATTTGCTACCCCAACGTATATAATCATTTACTTTACCTATGCCGTCAATGCTAAAACACATATTAACAGTTTCAAAACGTTTTAGCTCTTCATATATGTAAGGATTCATTATTGTAGCATTGGTATTAAAGCGCACCACAACTGAGTTGTCTAACTTTTGTAAAAACTTGTGTAATCCTTTAACCATCATAGGTTCACCACCTGTCAGATATACTTCTCTAAGTTCAGGCAATGCTGCCAAATATTCTCCGCGTTCATCTGTGTACCAATCAAAGTTGGTAAAAGGTTGATTGCCCCAAGGTGATTCAGCGCCTTGTGTAAGCATTGCCTGATGTTCTTTGGCAAGACTGCTTGACACACCTGGATGACACATAATACACTGTAAATTACAGTTGCTCCCGAAACGTAAGTCTAAATGACTGATACCAGGACCGTATTGTATTGGACGATTGCGTTGACTTTTTTCTCCTGCTTGTTCTTGTATTCTACACTTTTCACAGGCTTTTGGAAATTCTCCTTTTTCAAACGTACTCACAGCATCTTTAAATATTTTACTGTCTCGCCAATCATCCACACTATGGGTGGTTACATTTTCTATGTTTGTAGGTTCGGTACTAATACAACATAAACGATATTCACCAGAAGTTTTTATACAAACTTGATGGTCTAGATATTCACATCTCACTGCAGGTAACCTCACATATTTTAAATTTATTTTGGCCTAGATAGGTCAATTTATTTCCTTCAACCATTTCTTGAAATGAATAATTTTTAAGATTATTTTTAGACAAGGATTGCATACTATATTTAACATCATTATCAGAGTAGATAATGGAGCCTGGCATATAAATATTCTTATGCAAGAATTGGAAGAATTTCACGCAAAATACGGTAATTTGATTCAAGAAAAATATCCAGATACTTTTGATCCTAAATGGTTAATTATGGAAAGTGGTTGGGGATATTTTCCTATTAGTAGTTTAGACAAACAACCTTGGAAAGAAATGCATAAAGAAGCATCTGTACTTGTAGATAAGTTTCATTCACACAGAGAAGACAGTTATGGAAAAGGTTGGAAAAGTTTAACA